GCAAAAGCCGTCGCGTGGGACTACTGCAAGGAATTTGCACGCAAGATACCCGGCGTGAAATTCAACGAGACTGAGCTTCGTTGCGATTTGCCGACAGGCGCTCGTTTGCAGTTGGTCGGAGGAGAAGAGCCGGATCGGCTTCGTGGAATTTATGCTGACGGGATCGTGTGTGACGAAGTCAGTAGCATGCCGGAACGTGTTTTTCCTGAGATCCTGAGGCCAGCACTTGCGGATCGCAACACGCCGGAATGTCCGACGTACTGCATCTTTATCGGCACACCTGCAGGCCATAACGCGTTTTATGATTATTGGGAATTAGCTGGTCACGAAAAAGGCTGGTATCGCGCAATGCTGAAGGCCGGCGATACTAAAATTTTACCAGATGAAGAATTGCAGGCCGCTGCGGCCTCGATGTCGCCCGAGCAATACGACCAGGAATTCGAGTGCAGTTTTATCGCCGCCGTACCTGGTTCGATTTTCGGCAAGGAACTTCAAGAGATCGAGGAAGCTGGTCAGATCACGAAGGTGCCGTACGATACAGGCCACCGGGTTGATACGTTTTTCGATTTAGGAATTGGCGACGCGACAGCGATTTGGTTTACACAGAAAGTCGGTCGCGCGATTCACGTTATTGATTACGTAGAACATCGTAACGAAGGCCTGCCGTTCTATGCCCGGCTGCTGGATGAGAAAGGCTATTTGTACGGCACGCATCACGCGCCACACGACATAGAAGTCCGCGAGATGAGCACCGGCAGATCGCGTCGTGAAGCCGCGTATCTTTTAGGAATAAATTTTAGGGTAGTTCCGAAGCTACCGCTTCAGGACGGCATCCACGCCGCAAAAATGTTGATACCTCGATGCTGGTTTGATGCTGATAACTGCCACGATGGCCTTGAGGCTCTGCGTTACTACCATCGCAAATACGACGAAAAGAATCGAACGTTTCGCACTTCTGTTGTCCACGACTGGGCCAGCCATGGAGCCGACGCATTCCGCTATGCCGCGATTGGGATCAAGGATTCCAACGCAGGCGAACAACCGCCGCAGATAACTGCAGCGGCCCAATATAATCCACTGACAAGCCAAGCACAGGCGATTTTATAATGTCTTTTTTAATGCCCAAGATTCCACAACCGCCACCCATGCCAGCCATTCCTCCGCCGCCACCCGCGCCGCCAATTAAGCCCGTGGACGCAGGTCAGGAAGAAAAGGAAAAAGATCGCATTCGTCGCAAGCGTGGCGTGAGCAGCACGATATTGACCGGGCCGCGCGGTTTGACGACAGAAGAATCTGTCAGCCCGACAACGACCAACTTGCTTGCAGGAGACTAAATTTATGGGAAGCAATCCATTTCGGCCAAAGCGTGACAAGAAACGCGAAACGCCAGCCGCTCCACCGCCGCCCGAGCCGCAGAAGGCTGTAAAGCCGCGCGAAGTTGTCGATCAGGATAGCGTCGAGGACAAGGCAGAAAAACGCCGCACGCGTCGCCGCGCTGGATATGGTGGCGGCGCTGCCGGTCGCTCCGGCACAATCTTGACGTCAAGCCAGGGTGTCGCAGGCGGCGGTTCTAACACTGCACGCAAAAGCTTGTTAGGCGACTGATGGCTGTTGATCCTCGCGCCGCCTTGATAATGCGGCGTCTGTCACGCCTGCAAACACAGCGCTCTACATGGGAAAGTCATTGGCAAGAGCTGGCCGATTACATGCGTCCGCGTAAGGCCGATATTGTCTTTAAAACGCAGGTGCCGGGCAAGAAGCGCACTGAGCAAATATTTGACGGCACTGCCGTTCGAGCAGCTGAGATGCTGTCCGCAAGTCTGCACGGTATGCTGACGAACATGTCGACAAAGTGGTTCTCGCTTCGCTATCGCGATCCAGAACTACAATCAGACGACGAGGCTCGTGAATGGTTACTGTCCGCTGAGGAAGCGATGTACACGGCCTTTAACAGGTCGAATTTTCAAGAGCAGGTTCAGGAACTTTATGACGACCTCGTCGTCTTCGGAACCGCGACCATGATGGTCGAACCGGATGAAGAAACGAACTTTCGTTTTTCGACGCGTCACATTGCCGAGATATATCTGGCCGAGGATCAGTACGGTCGTGTCAACACAGTTTACCGTAAGTTCCGCATGTTTGCGCGTTCCGCCATTGACCAGTTTGGTGCGAAAAATGTGAGCAGTCGGATCTTGCAAACCGAGAAGCGCGACCCGCACGAACAGGTCGACATCGTCCACGTCGTTATGCCTCGATCTGATCGCGATCCGATCAAGATGAACTCGGTCAACATGCCGTTTGCGTCGCTTTATATCGATCCAGAGGAGCAGCAGGTTTTATCCGAAAGCGGCTATACCGAGCTTCCGTTTTTGTGCCCACGCTGGTTAAAAAGCTCGACCGAGCTGGGCTATGGCAGAAGCTGCGGAATGACCGCACTTGCGGATACGAAAGTATTGAATCGCATGTCCGAGGTGAATTTACGGGCTGCGCAGAAGATGACGGACCCGCCGCTGATGGTGCCAGACGACGGTTTCATGTTGCCGATCAGGGTAGTACCTGGCGGTCTTAATTTTTATCGCAGCGGCACCCGCGACAGGCTGGAGCCGCTACAGATCGGCAGTAATACGCCGGTCGCGCTCAATATGGAAGAGCAGCGCCGACAGGCCGTCCGCAGCGCGTTCTATGTTGACCATCTGCAGCTTGCGCCGGTTCCGAATGAGACCGCCACCGCTGTGATACAACGCACTGAGACCTCGATGCGGATGCTAGGCCCAAGTCTCGGTCGCTTGCAATCGGAGCTTCTGCAGCCGCTCTTGACGCGATGCTGGTCGATAATGTCGAAGCAAGAGGCCTTCCCAACGCCACCAGAGTTTTTGCAGGGCAATGGAAGTAGTGGCGACATAGAGATCGAATATGTCTCTCCGCTGGCGCGTGCGCAGAAAAAAGGCGACGCGCAGTCGATGGTGCAGTTGCTTGAATTCATGGGTCCGCTGATGTCGATCGATCCGGCGATTGCCGATTATTTGGATATGGATGGCATGGCGCAGCACCTGATCAAGGCGCTTGCTATACCGGCGACCGTCGTCAACGGCGAGCAGGAAGTATTAAACAAGCGTGACGAACGTGCCGCGCAGCAGGCGCAGCAAGCCGAGATTGCTGAAGCGATGCAAGTCGCTCAAGCCGCTGGTAAGGCAGCACCTGCCATCAAGGCGGTCGATGAAGCGACCATGCAGGAAATGGCTGGCGGTGAGGAGCTGCCGCCAGAAGTTATTGCCGCCGTTGCTGCTGAGGAAGCCGCATGACGCCGCAAGACGTAATCAATATCCGCTTGGCGTACAAAACGCTTTTTGAAAGCGACGATGGCGATGTTGTTTTAAAAGATTTGCGCACCCGGTTTCATTTAGATCAGCCGATATTTTCAAACGACGCTATGGAGATGGCGTATTTGGAAGGCCAGCGCAGCGTCGTTTTAATAATCCAGAATTTAATGAAAGACCCTGAAAACAACCTAACGGAGATGATTGAAGATGGCTGAAGCAGAGCAGGTAGCGGAGGTCGCCGAAACGGCGGTAGCCACGTCTGACGGAGTAGTCAGTAACGATTGGAAAGCAGAATTGCCAGACGATTTGCGAGAGCACCCAAGCATTGCAGGCATGCAGGACGTAGCCAGCCTGGCAAAGTCCATGGTGCATGCGCAAAGTATGGTCGGTGCCGACAAGATCGCGGTGCCGGGCAAATGGGCCGACGATGAAGATTGGTCGCAGGTATACGATAAACTTGGCCGCCCAGACACGGCGGCAGAGTACAACTTAAACTGGCAGGTCGAGGACGGTGAAGCTGACCCGGCACTAACCGAGTGGTTTGAAAACGCCGCGCATCAGGTCGGCTTGAACCCGAAGCAGGCACAAGCGCTTGCGGATAGTTACATCGAGCTTACCGGCAAAGATGCGACCGGCCAGATTGACCTGGAAGCCGCAAAGGCCGAAAGCACGGCGCAGCTGCAGAAAGAGTATGGCAACGCGTTTGATGACCGCCTCAATAAAGGCGACAACTTTATCGGCGAGTTCGGGGCTGAAGGGCTGCAGGATCTGCGGCTCGAAGACGGCACGCCGCTGCTCAATAATCCGGCGTTTGTAAAAACAATAGTTAACGCGGCGCAGTTCATACACGAAAGCGTTTCTGAGGACGCAATGGTCGGAGACAGGGATTCGGTCGCGGTTACGCCTGCGGAAGCGCAGGCAGAACTGGAGCAGGTGATGCGTCCAGATAGCCCGTATTGGGATGCGCGGCACCCGCAGCATGCAGCGTACGTTGATCGTGCATTAAGTATTCAAGAACAAATTCATCCTGAAGTGGATGATGCGTAGCGACTGACCGGCGCAGGCTGACAAGCTTCGGCCCGGCCTGCAAAGCAAAGTCGTTTTTTAGAAAGTCGTGGATAATCGAAAGGCCCACGCAACAGGCCCGTGAAAACGGACAACCGCTTATCCTTAACCCGAAACGATGGAGGCTGATTTGTCTACACAAATCACTACAGCCTTTTCCCAGCAGTTCAGCACAAACGTACAGTTGCTGAGCCAGCAGAAAGGCTCATTGCTTCGTAACGCGGTAAGCGAGGAATCAATCGTCGGAGAGAAAGCATTCTTCGATCAAATTGGTTCAGCTACCGCCCAGAAGCGGACTACACGACATGGTGATACCCCGTTAAAATTAGCGGCTTGATGCGGCAACGCATCTCGAAAACTGGGTGAACTCAAAGGAAGTCTGGCAACAGATAATTTTGAGCCAAGCCGACAAAAGTCGGAAGGTGCAACGACCATCGCGAAAGCGAGTAGAGCCAAGCGGCTCCAAGCGCCCAGCGTCTCTATGAGACGATGACATGGTCTGATCTGCATGGTGACATGCAGCAGCGAAAGCGGTGCAAGACTAGCGATCTTGTGCGAACACAATGTAAGCGATACACCTCATTCGAGGCGTATGGTGACGATGGATCACTATGAATACGCGGACCTTATCGACGATCCAGATAAAGTCCAGATGCTGATCGATCCAACATCGACCTATGCAAACGCAGCCGCGCACGCAATCGGTCGTGCGATGGATGATTCGATCATAACGGCGGCGCTGGGGTCGGCCAGCACCGGCAAATCTGGCAGTTCGAGTACCGCACTGCCATCAGGTCAGAAAGTTGCAGTAGGTTCGCCTGCCGCAGGCCTGACCATCGCTAAACTGGTCGAAGCGAAAAAGATACTTGACCAGAATTCGGTTGACCCGTCGATTAAGCGTTATATCGCGGTGCATCCCGAGCAGGTCGAAGATCTTCTCAATTCGACTACTGTTACCTCTAGCGACTTCAATACTGTGAAGGCTCTCGTGCAGGGTGACATCAATACCTTTCTTGGTTTCGAGTTTATTACCTCAAACCGTTTGAACGTTGACGGTTCCAGCCACCGCAAGGTGTTTGCTTGGGCACAAGACGGAATCAAATTGGCTCTTGGTAAAGACCTCAAAACTGAGATCGGCGTCCGAGCGGATAAAAGCTACAGTACGCAGGTCTACGTCTGCGCTTCTTTCGGTGCCACGCGCATGGAAGAAGAAAAAGTAGTTCAAATCCTGTGCAGCGAATAGGAGGTAGATCATGGCTAATGTAAATCAAACTCTAGTTACGAATTACCTCGCAGATCCTCATGCGATGAACCCAGTTCATCAGCTTGGCGGTCGTATGCGTGTCGCAAGCGGCACCATCGCTCTCGCGGCAGGTGATTTATCTGCAAGTGACACGGCTATGCTGTGTCCGCTGCCGACAAATGCGTCGGTTATCTCGATTAAGATCTACAACGACGATCTTGATTCGGGATCAACCAACACAACAGACGTCGGTTTGTACTCTGCCGATGGTGAGGTTACTGCTGTCGATGACGACTGCTACGCTAGTGCAATCACAGACCTTCGGGCTGCTGTGATCACTGGTACTGAGGTCGCCTTTGAAGCGCGTAACATCAACACCATGGGTCAGAAGGTCTGGGAAGACGCTGGGCAATCCAGCGATCCAGGCGGTCACTACTTGCTCGGACT